CTGAAGAATCGGCACCCTCCAGTTATAGGTCGTGCTCGCAGCTTTTATATAGATCTTCTGTGATTCAGCATCTGAATAATCATATAGATCGGAGGGAAGATCCCCATTCCCTCCACTGATACCCCATGAAGAAGGGAGTGTATCAAGAGCATTGCCTGTGCCCCTTGAAATGACTCTTCCGAGAATATGAGGCGGAAAATCTTGAATCAGTGCTTGATTGAAGACATTCGCTTCACTGGCATGTATTTCTGTCGGAATAGTTATGCCTGATACCGATGGATAGTTCGGTGAAAACGGAGCTGTAGTCGCTAGAGTGAGATAACCAGCGGGGGCAGTCGTATAAGTCTTTGAAGTCCACTGTGCATAGAAAGCTGCAGAAGCATGCTCTTCTTCAATACGAATCAATCCATTCGTATTTGTGTCTTTCTCAAAGATATCAATATTATTCAAGTACATGTTCGTACCTGTATTTGTATTGAAATTCGATGTTAATTGCGTACTTTGGTTCAGAGTATAATAAAGGCCAGAATTATGAATCTGAAGCCCTGTGTTATAGCGAAGATCAAGCCTATTATCCAATATTGAAAGAGCATCATCAAATACCAATTCAAAGGTCTGATAATTGATCTTCCGAATATTTGACAGCTGCCCCCATATCAGTCTTTGATAATTTGAAGTGTTATAGCCTCTGAATCCGACATAGAGAATCGCCACAGCCCCTCTTGAGATCTTCTTCTGAATCACTCTATAATCACCGACAAGATTCAGTGAAAATTGACCGAAGGTCACATTGAAAGATTGAGGCTGAACATTCGTTCCATTGATTCGGACTGAATCCGACTCCAGCTGAATATCTGGATTCGTTACATCAATCACATATCCATCAGACGGCCCGAACTTCAGTCTGACAAATTCCAAACGAAAGAGAAAAGCTAGACTCTGTTTCTTCTCCAGTTCAGCGATGAAATAGTTATTCCACGACATTATTGCACTGATACAGAAGAAGAAATATCTGGTTCTGTTTCTATATTTCCGAAGCCTTCTCCCTGTCTAGGGTCTGGTGGGCAATAGCCTGAATCAGACAAGGGAGAATCAGAAGAATCAGCTGCATCCAATATTCCGAGTGAAAGATCACCGAGTTCTTCACCGATCGGAATCAAGAAGTCATGATATACCCCATAATCTGGAGTCATCAGAACATCTAGACTCCACAGAAAGCCTCTTTCATTTGATATCATGTTCGTATTCACATTATCAGCTGGTCGCTTCAGTGAAGGCCAAAAGCGATACCACCGAACACCGATTGAACCTGAATCAAAATCAAATTGAATCGGATTCGCTAGCGTGATCGTTCCTGGGCTTGAAGCTGTCGCTGTGATGGATTGAACTTCTACCTGTTGATAGAACATCGCTGGATTCTGTGATTCTATCATGAGATAATCACCAGCCTGAACGATCTGATTCCCTACAAAGGACCGATACACATTCGGTCCGACATAAAGAACAGTATCGCCAGCCTTAGCAGGTTGTCGCAAGTAGGTTGCATATGCTTTCTCAGAATCAGCACTGAACATTGTCGGATATCCATGTGCTAGATGACTCTGAAGGGAGTTCAAGTCCCTAGAAAGCTCTTCTCCACCCTTCATCCGATCACGCTGAATTCTGACGATTTCAGATAATCTTGAGATCGTTCTGAATCTGCGACCAGTGTATGAAACACCGTCTTGTGCATCAATTTCGAATTCTGAAAACAGTTCAGCGAGTCCCTCTTGAAGATCTATAGTCTGAAGATAAGAAATCCCCGCTGGCCTAGAGAAATAATAAAACTTAGCGTTGCCCATATTACCTTCCGAACAGTGATGATTTTCCGACTCCGAATGTACCGAAACGATTTTCTAGTCTTCTCACTAATTCATCAATAGCACGATTCTCCACCACTGCGCTATTGATAATTATATTGACTCCACCACCACCACCAGACTGATTGAAAGATCGCTGTTCAGCCTGACCAGTTCGGCCTGATGCTGGGATCACTGATTCACCCTCATGCAGCATCGCTAGACCCCGCTTCGCCCCTGTGAATCTGATTCCACTCTGTGCTCGGTATATACCCCCCGACATATAGAAAGCACTGGATTCTGAAAGATTCTCAAAGAATTCACCGATCGGCCCTCTTTCTCCCCTTTCCCTTCTTGCTCTTCTTTCTCTTCTTCTCTCTTGTCTTCCCTCTTTTGTGAAGATTGACTTGAAGAATTCTTTGATAGCGTTCCATGCTCTTGCGAATACTTCACCGATTGCATCAGCGATGATGAAAGGCAGCTTCAAGATACCTTTCAAAATTCCGACCGTCAGCTGAAGAACAAATCTCGGAAGAACTTGAATCAAGACTCTCGGAAGCATTTCCAGCCCCTTTGAAAATGCTTTTACGAAGTTATCAAATTCTTCTTGAATCTCTTTCGGACTCTTTTCACCGAGTCGTGCAATACCAAGAACAGCATCGGAAATGATTCCACTCATGCCCATCGTTAACTTCTCTAGTCCTTCACCGATCGCTTGAATAGTCCCCGCTGGTCCACTCGCAGCTTGAAGTGCGATTTCAGAAGCAATGCCTACACCAGCGATTTTCATCGTCTTTTCCATCAGTGATGGAAGACCCTTCAATGATTCATCAAAGCCTTCAAGTGACGCTTCAAGATCTGAAATAGCATCATCAAATTCTTTCAGATCTATGCTGATTGTATCCCCAAATTTAAGAGCCTGTGCTTCTCCACTAGCTCCACCACCGCCACCACCGCCAGCACCACCAGCACCACCACCACTTAGAATCTGATCTCTAAGACTCTGAAGTTTTTCCACAGCCTTTTCAGCTGATTCTGTCATATTATCAAATTGAAAATTCTTGTCTATTGTCCGAGCTGCATCTTCAAATTCTTGTTCAATAAATTCTTTCGTTCCACTGGCGACTTCTTTTGCGAAATCAAAATCACCAGAAAGAAGTGCTTTGATTCCGATTCCAAAATTTCTAATTCCAGTGTATATCGCTCCGAATACTGTTGAAACAGCCTTGAAATCATTCATCAAAACGTTCAGAACATCGTTCGCAATAGAACCGAAATAGACGATCGCTTCTGCGATCTTGAATAATCCATCTGATAGTTTTGTGGTGCCCGTCACAGTAGTGAGAAGACCTTCAAAGACACCTTCAAGAACGAGTTTTATTTCAGCCATTGCACGCTGAAAATTTGCTGCCTCCTGGGCTGCATTCTCCATATTCACACCGAATTCAGAAGCGAGTTCTGCGAAGGTATGCATATTTCCGAGCGCACCACTTTGGGCTAGTGCTGGCCCAGCTCTAGCTCCGAATAAATCAATCGCTGTGCTATTCCGAAGAGTCGCTGATTCCATGTTACCGAGTGCTTCAGTTGCTTCTCTGAAAAGCTGATCGGCATCTTTAAGTTCACCCTGTGAATTGAAGAGATCTATTCCAAGTGTTTTGAAAGCATCTGAAGCTGCACCAGTGCCCGACATTGCACTGGTTATTGAAGACTGAAAACGAATCAGCCCATTCTCAAGATTAGAAAATGAAAGTCCACTGCCTTCAGCTGCGAGCTTCAAGCCCTGAAGAGTGCTAGTCGCCAAGCCTGTTTTCGTACTGGCATCGGCCATCTCATTAGCAAGATCTGCGACTTTTTGACCGAAGGCAATAATAGCGACGCCAGCCCCTGAGATCGCACCAGCGATTGCCAGCATTGACTTGCCCATTGATTTTGCGGTCTTCTGAAAATCAGCTCCGAGCGTCTTTGTAGCTTTTGAAACATCTTTCAAATTACTCTTCGCTTGGTCTGCACTTACTCTCAGAATATAATCAACAGTTGTCGCCATAAATCACACTATATCTATTAAATCCATCACACTGACGACAGGGAAAATCATGTCTTCTTTCTTCCTACTCTTCATCGCTTCTTTCGCTCTTTCACTTCTGGCATAGAGGCAACGAACACAGAAGTAAAGTTCACACCACGAAAGAGAAAGAACTTCTGACGGTAGTTTTCCATATTGTCTTGAAATAATGTCGATAAGGTTGATGAAGTCAAGGTCATTTTCGAAATTTATCCACCGATTCGGTGGCCTCCTTTACACTAACCATCGCAGCATCAAATATAAGATTCTTGTCATCTTGTGAGAGCAAGCCCACCCATAGAATATTCCGACTCGGATTTTGCTGGCCTTCGTTCGGAACTAAATGAATCTTCTCAAAAGCTTCTCCATCTTGTGAAGCTTTATCCACCACTTGACAGATTACACGATCTTGCATCTTTCCAAAATCAAGAAGATCTTCTGGCTTTAGCTTTTCCATTTGCTGAAGAAGCCGATTATCTTTATCTTCTTCTGATTCTTCTTCTGTGGGGAGCTGCTTCATCGCTTGATACATCTTCAGCATGATTGTCTTTGATGCTATCCCCGCAGCCTGTGCCTCTATAGGTGATAATATTCTTCCGCTCAAGTGTAATTTCCCGTTGAAGCATAGAAGATTCCACCGACTCTTTTCGGCTATTTCCTGAAGTATAGGTATCATTATTTATCCCTTGTTTTGTATTGGATTGCTTAAATCGGAGAAGCATTGTCGTTCTGCATCTCTATTTTGATCGCTTGATTGCCTGAAGCATCGATGGTGCCCAGGAAGGTGACAGTCGCTTCAGTTCTTCCGAAGGTCGTTACAGCATCAGAATATTCTTCTATAACTGCATTGAAGATTGTAAAAGTCATTTGATCGTTATTCGTTCCTGTCATGACTAGAACAGCATCACCGTCCACAGCTGTCGGAGTAGTGATGAAATCATCATAAAATTGTTCAGAGTCAAGATCCATGGTCACCGTCATGCGAACTTCTTTTACATCTGAAGTATTGGGCTGTGCTGTGAGTTGACTTCCGAGATTATTGCGTCTTTCAATCTTGTTATCAATAACGATTTCAAAAGAACGAACCTCATAATTTGTCGTACCGTTCCATGAAAGTTTATTTGAAGAAAGCTGGTGATGGAGAACACTTCTGGCGGTCGCTGGAAAAGTGTCGGTGGTTGCATCAGCACGAGCACTAGAATCTTGTGCGATTATTCCAGCACTGAAAGTCGCTTCTTCTCCAGCTGCACAGCTGATCGTTAACTGACTTACGACACAGCCTTTGAATTCTTCTTTTCTTCCGACTCCAGATCCCGAATTACTGGCACCACGCTGAAAGTCAATCGTCAGAGAAGGCAGATTCGCTGTCGGTGTGAAGGTATGAACATAAGGAGCGGGGCCAGCTGAAGATGAAACAGAACCAAGTGCAGCGAGTAAAATATCACCGTTCCCAGCGTAGTGAAGAGGGGCTGTGATATTTCCTCCAGTGATATTGAAGGCATCAAAGGTTGACCGAACGAAACCAGCATTCCCTTGATTGAGATGTGTCTTCCGACTTCTTTCAATAGTCTTCTGGAGTGAAGAAGAGATCAAGCGCATCGCTGTATAGCTTCCACTGGAGGCGGTTCCGTAGGTTGTTTCTTCAGCGGTCTGAATATATGCGTTTCTTCCGAATTGAATTGCCATGATATTTTCCTCTAGCTAGGTAATAGATTTTGAACTTTAAGAAGACAGCGAACTTTCAAGGTCTGGCCGTTTGTTGTATAGATATCAAGACCGACTGCATAATCATTGCCTGAATTTCCAGCGATAGCTCTCAAAGAAGCATAACCGTTCAAGAAATAGGTATCATCAGAAGAGTATCTTGAATCACTATCAGTGCCACTTGAGTCTAGACTTCTAGGCTGAATACGCTTGATCGCTTCATAGCCTAATTTTCCATTGAAGGGGTCAACATAGGCCGATAGCAAAGACCGAACATCGAACCAGATATCAATCTTTTCACCTTCTTCTTTCGTGAAAACTGTTTCAGGTTCTGTGCGACCTGAATTGTTCAAGATAGGCTTGACGACTCTCACAGGACGACCGATCCACAGATATCCAGTCTTCGGTGATGATACAGTGAAGGCTGAAGTCGGATCGGTCGCAGCTGCAGCATCACCGAAATATAGATAGACTAAAGAAGTGGAAGATTGATCGTCAATCGCTACTTGTTCAAGTTCAAGCACTAATTGTCGGCCTGAATATGAAGCCCCTGATTGCCTCTGATAATTGATTTCAGTACTGGCATCAGCTGAATAGATCTTGATATCATAGAAATTAGAAAGAATATTATTCCAAAATACATCCCAGTCTGGTGGAATCTGTGCTTCCACATCCACATTCGTAGCTCCACCACCACCGACAACATAAACAGGTATTGAAATCGGTATCCGATAAGTGAACGCAGAATCAGCCCATGTCGCCATTAGTCACCCCTATCCGTCTGGCGGGTCACAAGAAGTCGTATATATGCTATCCCGACATTCGGTATTCCGAGCTTGTCCCCATCCCTTGCTAGGAAAGATAACCGAACATCGTCCACAATTCCATCACTGAATCCAAGAAGACGATTCGCTGTTATTGCCTTGATAATATCTGAAGCTAGATTTATTGCCTGTTTTCTTCTAGAGTCCACCGCCATACTTTCACCAGAAGAATACGCAACGATAGAAAATTCTGCATCGCCTTGATATCGTCCGAGAGCTTGACCGTGGTCTTCCACAAAATCAATGAACTGAACTGAAGCACTCGGAATCTGTGGGGCATCCGTTGCTTCACCGATGACGACACGATCTGTCAGATCAAGGCCAGAATATCCTGAAGAATAATCCACTCCGATGATGGTTTTCAGAGCATTTTCTATTCTGATAATCGGTGAATCACTCATTAGATATCTTCTCCACGAAGAGCTGCCTTCACAGCTTTTCCAAGAAGAATCCGAGTCCCTTTGATATGTCTATCAAAAGCATTACGAAGATATCTCTTTTCTTTTATATTCTGAAGCCCTCCACCAAATTCTTGAATCGCTGCATAGACCACATCAGCGGATTCAGTAAAAGGTCTGGATGGAGTTGATATGCCTCCAGCTCTGAGAACAAGATAATCTTCTTGATTAAAATTTATTACATTTCCAGAAATACTGTTTCGGAGTCTTCCCGTTTGAACACGAGGGAAGTTTGTAGCATTCTTCTTTGCATCAGATTCCATTCTGAGGCTTTGCTTCACCAGAACTTTCCGAACATTATTCTGTAAACGATTATCGGACTCTGATAATCGTTCTTGAAATTCTTCATATGAAATGCTCACATCATCCGCCTATATACTCGGAACGGATACAGAAGATCTTTCACTTCTTGCGGCATTCTTCTTGTGCTGAACTTGACTGTAACATCACGCTGTGTCGTTGAGTCTTTCCCTTGACTCTGTTTCCCTCGCTGGAGTGAAGAAGCATAAACACAGATCGCATGTTCTAGATCTTCTGGTGCTGTATCCCAGCCCGCATTCAGCACTACCTTGTTCGCTCTTATGCCTGATTCAATAGTCTTTGAAGAGGTCGTTTTCAAATACAAACGACCGAGCACATTATCAAGATCGTATTCAGAAGAACCGATCTCTGTATCACTTCCATATAGCCTTTCCACATCGCTGTGCCATGAAGTGATGGAGTTGACAGGGCGAATCGGCAACGGAAGCATATACGGTATATCAGAGAAGGGAGAATCAATGTATAGCGTATAGCTTCTTGACGATAATTGAGGAGCTATGAAACCGTCATCAAAATATTTCGGAAAGCCGATATATTCTGCGATAGCCGATTCCACCCTATCAAGAAGATTTTGAAGCTCGGTATCACTCCCACTTCCCTGTACTTCAGGCAAGTATTCTTTGAAAGTGGCGAGTGATACTAGCGACATATCTAGTAGGACCGATCAGCTTGAACTTCAATAACTAGATTCAAGTCAACGACATTCGCCAGTGTTCCAGTTGAAACCGTGGTGATTTTGTACGCTTGACCAGCTGTCAGATTAGAGTCGTCAAAATTTGAAATACTCAGATCTTGAACTTCTCCAGCGACCAGTGAAACAAAGCCTTCAGCTGCATCATTAGTTGTCAATGATGCTAGAGAAGTTGAACCGTCACCAGCGATAACTGATACAGTCAAGTAGTTCGTTCCATCAGCTGCGAGAGCTTGGCCTGAAACTAGA